AAATCATTGACTGTATAAATATACCTCTCTGACTGTTCCACAAGCTTTCTGTGATATCCATGCCTTGCCAAATATGATCCCCATACATAATTAGCGCTTGGCATATCTGATAGTGAGCAAGCATATACCATTAATCCTGTAAATACCGTCTCCCAGTCAAGCTCTAACGCCTTGCATATCGCCCGGACAGCACAGTCGCCTACACGATTCCCGGCTGGATTCGGATTAAAATATACCCATCTTTCCATATCTACCTCACTTTGCCCTCATAAATCTTTTTGCTCCTGCATTTGCCCTGGACTGCTGCTTATATCCAAAGTCTGCTACCTTGTTACGGTAATATTGTGCTGCAAGATTGTTTTCCTCGCAGAATTTATTATACTCCTTATTCTGTTCAGTCAGTTTAAAAGCCATTCGATCATATTCCGATCTTAGTTTTTCTTTTTCAGATTCTGGTACATCGTCTGAGTTGATTTCTTCGTTCTTCATTATCAGCTTGCGTTTAGTCGCTCTGATTGAACGTTCCATTGCTCGTTGTTTCTGGGTATCTTCATAGATCTTTTTATTCTCTTCAGAATCAATCTTGTGTTCATCCGCCCAGGGATTCCGTAAGCCTTTTGCCCATGGCTGGTGACTGTGGCGGCAATTATAAGAATGCAATCCTCCCGGAATAATAACAATTCCCTGTCCTGTCTTCGGGTCAATGTCGTACCCTGTATGCTCTGCCAAGTTCGGATAACCTGGTTCTGATCCTCTCAGACGATATTCTTTACCTTGCCATCCGGCATGGTTGGAAATTTCGTCCTTGCCGGTTCTCGCGCCTAAATGAGCCGATACGAGGACGTAATTGGTCTTTGCCTGGACAATGTATTGGTTCGTCACCTGCGCCGCTGTCTGGTTCATACTTGTGACTACGCAGCACCTCACAGCTGCTTCAAGGGTTCTTTTTGCACCGCTTGTTGGATAATCCACCATGATTCCTTTTTGTGCATAATTGTCCAACACATCACAAATTGCAGTGGTATAGGATTGCACACCGGAAGCAACACGGATTTCGGCTTTGTCCAGCAGATTAATTAGATCACGTTGAGATTGATTTATGGTTGTCCTGCTCAGGTTGCTAAGCTCTCCCAATGTCTTTTTAAACTCTGCATCCATCACCGCTATCACTTCTGGATTCTCCAATGGTGGACTTATATTCTCATCAATCCCTAAAAGGATATCTTTATCATTGTCCCAGGAAGTCATCACGGCATTTCGCAGAATCCGTCTAAGCTCTGGCTGTGTCATTTTTGTAAGCTTCTGCAGTTTCTGTTCAATGGCAACTCTGCTTTCTCCCATTTGCGTGAGCTTCCAAATGAGCCGATCAGCTGTGGCGGTCATACCGCCAGTCTGGAGAATACGCCTGGAAATGTCCGTCATTATAAAATCTTCTAGTTCTTGATAAATTGCAAGGATCTTTTTTTCTTTTCCGTGGAAATACTCTGGAGGAAGCATTATTTACCACCTGCCGTTTCTTTTACAAGCCTCACCCAATCAGATAGATGTTCCTGCTTAGCACGCTCAAACCAATGGTCAGACGTCCCTGGTGTATGATATTGTAATCTTCTTCCTGTGGGTGATTTTTTAGGTGGAGATGTCCATCCGATAATATTGCCTTGTGCATCCTTGAGCGGAATATTCGGACCATATACCTCGCCCGTGTACAGATAATGAGCGTAAGGAGTATCATATTCAATCTCTCCGCCATCAATTCCCTGCGGATATCTTACGCTACTTCTCAATGCTCCTTGCTGAAAAGGTACATAAGGCTCGCAGTCCGCTACAATCTGCATATTCAGTTTCGTTTGTGCTTCTTTCAAATTAGCATCAATTCTCTTTGTATCGAATTTGATATGTACATTTCCAACATGATTATTGATCTTCATAGGCTATTCCCCCGAATAATCCACTTGCTTTGTTTTCCGCATTTAAATCCCTCTTTTTTTTATTCATCATCAAATAATCCTTTTTCTTGTGTACTTTCTGCTTCTTTTTGCATTGCCACAGCTTCTTCTTTCGTCATTCCTTCAAATTTCACGAAATACATCCATGCCGGAACCTTTCCAGTGGTCACATACTGCCACCATCTCGCACGGTCGTTTTCTCTGACATAGAGGATGTCTCCAAAATCATAATTGACTTCATAAGCTCCGACAGGTGCAAGTCCGTACAGATCAGCATAAACGTTCAATGCGTAAATAACTTCGTTCAGACAGGATTCCAGTTTATCCCTTACATCCTTAATGAACTGCACTGTCCTCTGCTGTTCTGCTTCTACTCCTGTAGCTGTCTGAATGCCGCTGGATTCGTTAAATACAAAGTACCCGTTGGAGAATCCAATCTTGTACCCCAACTGGCTTAAAAGGGCATTTATGCCGCTTATACGGGTATCTGTGTTGAGAATCGGATTGATTTCTTGATAGAACTCTTTTTCATCCTGTCCGAATACGTTTTTCACATAATCTGGCAAACTCATTTCTGAGCATCTGTGTTCCATTGCCTGTGGCGTCATAGCGGAAACAGGCGAGCCACTTGGCATCAGCAGCCGGTCATCTGCCAGAACAGTCCTCTTAGAATCAAGGATTTCTTTTGCGTTTCTGCTGTATGCAATGTCGAGGTCTTTTAACTCTTCAATGGCTTCTGCAAATATCGGAAGTCCCAGTGGCGTGCTAATATCCACATTATTAGCCTGCGGTGTCCGCAGTACTCCGTACAATGGTCCGTCCAGTTTCTCACCGTTTGCTTTGAGAATCGGCGGAGTATCTGCCATGAGGTCAGCCCATTTGGTTTGTTTGAGGTCGATCTTATCACCGATTGACTGAGGGGATTTTGATACATAGGCTCTGTTTGAAACATAATACGGATAGGTTGTCACTCCGTCCACTGTTGTCTCAACAAATCTATGATATTCAAGCCGCGTATAGTATTTCCGCCCAACCGTATAAGAGTCCTTGAATATAATCCCTTTGATTTCCTGATTATCATAATCCACAATCATCACATCTGCTGGAGTAAATACATCAAGGCTCTCACCATTTGGCTTGATAAATACTGTTCCGTAGGCACAGCCATATTCCACCCAGTGCCGAATCTGGAAGTATACCTTATCAATCTGCTCCTGCAACCATGCTGCCCTTGTAGAGCCGTCAATCTGAATGCCGATCGCCAGTGTTGCAAGTCTGGCAGTCTCAGAACACACAGATTTAGCAAAATTAATCGTTTTGATATTATTCTTATCATCTAGCCATTCCGGTACTCCCCTGTAAATGTTCGCGCACCGGTTAATCAGCGCTTCCATCTCTGGGAATTCTGCCGCCTGGATATTAAAGTCCTCTTCGGCTTGCTTTTTGAAAATCATGTTAAACCACCTTTTTAGCGTTGTTATAAGTCCCATTTAATCACCTTTTAAAATCCATCCATCTTACAGAAGTATCTCGCACAATAATGTCTTCATATTCTACAACTTTTAAGATTTCGTTAATGTCAGATGATCCATATATTTTTAAACCGATGCTTAAGAATTTATTTATTTTATCTGAAAAGTACCTATCTAACATTTTATGCACTGTGCCCCCTTCTCATGGACAATGGACTGGTTGCGTATCTGAGAGAATCTATCCAGTGATCGTTGCCATCTGGATAATCTGCAATCACTTCTCCATTGCTATCTACTTCATGCTCATAATTGATAATTTCCTTGTATGCTCTAGGCGTTCGTGCCGGATCAATGACTAATGTTCGGCACTGTAACCACTCAAAAGTATATTTGCGGCTTCCTGGTGTAACAATGGCCCTACGTGCTGGAAGCCCTGCATCTCGGAAGTCAATAATACTTTCTTCTTCATCAACTCCGCAAGATATTGAATAATCATCATATCCTTTTTTCTTTATCTGGTTAGCCATTTCCTTGTTTCTTATCTTGCAACCTCCAAGCTCGTCTAATAAAAAAACCTTTTCCTGGTTAGGAACATAAGCTACACGGAGAAATGCTTTAGGATCTGGATACCACCCCCAGTCCTGTCCCTGATAGATACTTTGAAAGCTCTGAATCTCTTCATCTGTAATTTCTCGAATTTCTAACAGTTCGAAAATATTTGTGCCAAGTCCAACAGGAAGGCCAAGATATTCATGGTCGTAAGCTCTCCGATTTGTCTTCTTCAGATGCTCTGCATCATCAATAAATTGCTGACCAAGCCATTCAACAGGAACTGATCTATAATCACTCTTATGCCTGTAGCTGTCAGCTCTCGGCTCTTCTACGTACACGTTCGCCCAGTTGCTCCGGCTGATCGGTGGATTAAATGTCTTAAATACTTCAAATTTGCTTCCACCACGAAGTACAGACTGTTGAACTGTACGGATTTCTTCAATTCCGGCAAACTCATCAAGCTCTTCAAACCAAAGGTACTTGAAATATCCTTTTTTTACTTTTATGGACTTTGTTTTCTTAGCTTTATCCAGTCCTCTGAATATGATCTTTTGTCCTGTTGGCTTATACACATATTGCATAGGACTTAAACTGTCAGCCCATAAATCACTTGCTCCAAGCGCATCAATTCCCCATGCGATCTGTTCATACACAGATTCTCTGAGCGTATTACCGACTTTCCGAAAGATTACAGCATTTGACATTAAGCCGTTCTCCGCATCCTGCATCATCTGAAACGGAATCATGCCGCCTACAAAAGATGATTTTGTGGATCCACGTCCACCGTACAGATCATAGTAAGTGTGTTTACCATCTAAAATATCCCAAAACACATTGTAAAATGCCGGTGCCACAATCTCATTCAGTTTGATAGCGTTACTTTCCATCCTGTTTCTCCGGTCTTGGAATATTATTTACAATCGTAATCTTTCCATCTCCAGAATCATCATTTTTCTTGTCAGCGTCCCAACCCTTGAAGTTGTTTCTAAGACTAAACTGAGCACCATTGGAACCATCACGATCAAACAGTCGTTCTTCTGCATACTGTTCTACTCTTGCTTTCGCGCGCGTAATCGTGTCAACAAACTCTGGTTTTGCTTGATAGTTTAAAAGAGCCTGTCTGCTTGTAAATCCAAGGGCCAGAGCAAGTCCTGTAACGGTCGGAGGGTGAACGTCTACAAAAACGGGAGACCCGAATTTATTAAACATTTGTTTGCCTTTGCTATCAGTTAAAGGATATCCTTTACAATACTCAAAATATTTTTCGATTTTTTTTTCAATTTCATCCACCGTTTTATACATGGGTGGTTTTCCCATTGGCATTCCCACGTTCTCACCTCCAAACAAAAAACTGCCACATATGGCATATAGTCATAGATATATACTATATTACCATACATGGCAGAAAAATTTGTCCCCACATTTTAATATTAATTGTAGTATTATATTTCTCTTAGTTTTCTTAGAGTATCATAAAACATAGCCATTGCCTTGCGCTTGTATGCGTAGAAATCGTCTCGCTTTGCCGGTATGTACTTCGTTTTCATGATACGGTCATAGGATTTGTTTGTTACAATAGATTCATACACCAGAAGCTCAATCCCTGGAGGGCAAGAACTTATGCAGCAGTGCAAAATATCGTGTCTCTGCTCTGGTGTAGCTTTCTGGCATATATCCTTTAAACGGTTAATATCTTCTGGATATACGCCAAAATCAACAAGTGACTTTTGCCTTGTACGCATATCATCACTCCTTTTTATTTCTATTTACGCTTGCCACCAAAATGTGTAATCAAGTAAATAGTGCCAAATGATCCGAATATTATTCCAAATGTAAATGCTATTAAACTATCAATCATTCTTTTCCATCCTTTCTGCTTCTCTCGCTTGTTTCTTCTCAATCCACTTATTAATTTTCTCATCGGAAATCATGTACATTTGCTTTAACATTTCGATACAGATAAGCACATCTGCAATTTCTTCTGTTAGGTTATCACGGTCGATTTTTCCGCGTTTTGCCTTGCTAATTGACTGGATGAGTTCGGCGCATTCTTCCATACAGACTGTACTTTGATTATTTTTGCCGTAATGCAAAATACTTTCTGCGATAACACCTTTATTAATCTTTATCCCTGTGATTAATCCGGCAAGAGCCTTTGCTCCAGAATCACACGCCCATGCTTCTTTGAGATAGTTCTTCTGCCATTCATCTTTGATTTCTGAATTTCCCAAGAAACATAAATACTGGTCTCTCATATCTGATAAGATGTCTTTTGCTTCTTTAGCGTCCATTCTTATTCCTCCATCTCATCTTCATCAATCTCAACAGTTTCCAAATCTACGAAATCACAACACATTGCAAATCCGTCAATCATTTTCTTTTTAACTCCAAATACTTCTATCATGTAAGAATTATTTTCCATGATTTTTATTACATCTGACTTTTTAACATATTCAGCCATTCTTCATCTCCTCCAACTTCTTTTTGGCTTCTTCACGAGAAAAATAAACCTTTGCTTCTTGCTTCTTTTCTAAAACTCCGTTAATAATTTGTAAATGAAAGCCTTTTTTATCAATATGAAAAGCATCCACTTTGTGTTCTACAATTCTAAGAGGTTTTCCTACAATATCATACATTGTATCTCCAACCTTACACGGCAATCTCACAAGCAAGCCCTGGTCTTCCAAGTCTTCATAGTCAGCAAGTTTTTTAAACACTTGTTGGATATAGCAATTCTTGCATCCATCTACTGCGTTTTTACAAAATTCTTCGCAAGTTTTATTCCCAACGCCAATGATATATGTGCATTCATCGTCTGAATAATCTGTTAATCTCTCCATCTACTTCACCTCTTGAAATCTTCTCATAAATAGAATTTTCCACGATTCGTCTACTTCTACAAAATTTTCTTTTTCATACTCTGCAATCGCATTTTTAAGGTTCAAAATTTCCTGTTTAAAAGGTTCACTTTCCTGCTCTAAATATTTATTCTTTTCAAATCGTTTGCAATACTTCTCATGTGCCATCTGTTTGGTTTTCATGCTGTATCCACATACTCCTGTAGTAGATGCTAACTTCAAAACTCTTTTTGCATATTCGTAATTGTCTTTATTTACCCTTTCTGGCAAGGCCCATCCCATAAAAGAATCGCATTCGCAACACTTTACTTTCTTGCTCATTCAACTCCACCGCCTTTCACGATTTCGATCGCCCTGCTCAGTCCAGCATTGTATCCTTGATGTACATCAGATAAGATACATTCGGATTCGATGAATTTATCTCTTTTCAATTCGCCAATAACCTTATCAACATCAAATGCTGTCGGCTGTTCGTCAATCTTTTCAAGAATCTCTAAATCATCAGAATATGCACAATGTATTACGTGTTTTAATTTATCAACATCAATTAATCTCATAAGCATCCTCCTGTTTTACATAATCCGGACATTCCTCCACATATTCATAACTGTCCATATCATCACATTTGCTCTGACAGGAATCCTGCTTAGTACAGCAGATGCAACACTGTGTTTCACCGTCTGGGCATTCTAATTTACATCTTCCCATTAATCCAGTCTCCCTCTTTTTCGAAATAAATGTATCTACTGTTTTTCTTGACCGGCTTTGATACATCAATGCCATACTTTATCAGCATATCTCTCCAAAATTTAAACTCTTTTAGTCTTACCTTGAATCTGGTGTAAGTTTTGTCATCCTTTTTGAAAATTGACATTTCCATGTTCAGTCCTCCTTATATGGTTCTGGAAGCGGTTTCCAAGCTTCGACGCCTTCGCAGTTTAAATGCCATGAACCGTATATACAATACCCAGCGCGAACGAATGTCGTTCCTCTGCGGGTCTTACATGATACAAGAACCGTCGTATCATCTTCCGGCAATCTCTCACTAACCGGAATCCAACCATTTTCTTTCTCGTCCTGTTCAAAATCATCCAGAAGAGTATTCACAATATCCAGCGCGCTCCCTGGAAGCCCATGCTTATACTGCGATTTCTTTTCTATCTCAGCTTTGTATTGTTCTAATCTGGTTCGTACTCTGCTCATACAACCACCTCTTCAAAATGCTCATTTAGTATTTCTTGTGATATCTCAATCCATCTGTTAACATTTACTCCGTCAAGATGGATTTCTCCATCAATAATTTTTTCATTTCCTACTTCGTAAACTTCGCCAACCTCAATTTCCATGTATCCGTCAACGTAAAATCCATCACCATCGTATGTATCTAACGTGAACGCTTTCACGCATTTATACTTCATGCTTCCACCTCGCTATCCTCTGGCATCTGGAACGTCATTCCTTTTTTGAGCATTTCTCCAAGTTCTCCCGCATGTGCTTTGTTTTCTTCCGTTTTTGGCTTCATACTTAATATCCTACATACTTCTGGAATTACATATTTTGTGTATTCCGAATCTCCATAGGCTTCCTGAATCATATCCAGCACTTTCATGGCTTTTGCTTTGGTGGAATATTCAGCGATAATGCAACAACCTCCTTGACTTCCGACATATATTGATGCCGCTCCATTAATGTCTCGAATTGCAATACTGAAAGCATTATCAATATTTACTATTATTGTTTTATCCTGACTTCTGATTAACATTTTGCGTCCTCCTTATCTTCATAATTCATCACAATTGTAATTACCTGCACCAGAACTTTCTGAATCTGATCGTAAATGTGATGATCGTCAGTTCCGAAATGAGAGTTCAGTTTTGCATCTTCCTTGCCTTTCTTGTAGCAATCTTCCATAAATTCAAAACTGTATATATCATCTTCCTCAATAATTTCACCATTATTTCTCCATTCGGCAATCATCGCTTCTTCAACCAGTGAATTTACAACCTTATCTGAATCCTCATTACCGTTCAGGCATTCTACGCAACGGTCAATGAATCCTAACTTGTCAGCGTACATATACGCTTTTGCTATTCCAGATGTATACTCTTTGAATGTTTCTTCAACCTGTTCTTTGAAATCCTCTGGTAAATTAAAAATATCTACTTCCAGTCCTCTTGGAAGATTTATTGTGTACTTTCTCATTTTGTATCCTCCTACTTCATAAAAATCACCCATCTGGTCTTCCCACGTTTATCTCCTAACAGCGGTTTAGTACCAAAGCATTTCAATACTTCTGAAAATAAAAGTTGCTCATCGCTCCATTTAAAAACTAAAATTCCATCATTTTCTAACACTCTCATGCATTCATCAAATCCGGCTTTCAAATATGGTTTCCAATCTTTTGGAAGGATTCCGTATTTTTTAGCAAGCCATGAACTGCTTCCTGCATTAATCAAATGTGGTGGGTCAAAAACTACAATTTTGAATGTTTCGTCATCAAACGGCATATTTCTGAAATCCATGTTTATATCAGGCTTTATTAAAAGTTCTCTTCCGTCACACAGCGTTGTACGAACCTCTCGATTGTCTGCAAACAGTACATCTGGATTCTCCTTATCAAACCAAAACATTCGGCTTCCGCAACATGCGTCTAATATCTTTTTCATTTTCCTCACTTTCCCCATGTAAGCAACTGGCACGCTATTGTGCAGTTGGTACATGATTAATCGGTCTCTACCTTTGAATAACTCAATCTATACGCCCTCTGCTCTGTCGGATCCTCGCTAACAAGTAATTCATTGTCCAAAAGCAAATTAAAGTGTTTTCTTGCAGTAGCCATTGAAATATCTAATCCATCTGCAATATTTCTTGTGGATGGCATATAGCGGTGTTTACGGTAATATTTCAAGATAAAGTGATATACCGCTTTATACATCTCCTGTCCCTCTTTGTGTTTGCGCTCTGTATTGTATTTCCCCATCAATAGCACCTCGCTTAATCGTTAATTCGGAATCTCAAATCAAGATTCAGTTCCTCTTTGATTGATCTTCTGTAATCCTCCCAGGTCGCCATATCATCAATCAGATAATCAGCCCCCCTGTCCATGCCGTCCATAAACTTCTGGCAGCGTTTCTGTCCAAATCCGAAATCATCATGCAAAACGGCAATTCCAAGGATTGTAAATGTATCAAGTGTCATTTCTTTAATCTTCTGCGCTGCTTTATCCAGGTCCTTACTGGCTAAAGAGGTATGTACTCCTGTAATGCCCCGGAATTTTATTTCCCTCTCAAGCGCTTCTATACCGCCATCTCTAACGATTCTGAGCGCCAAACCAAGACCATCCTCTCTTCCTCGCTCATACTCCTTCATTTTGTTCATTGATTTTCTCCTTGTTCAGATTTTTAGCTTTCTTATGCATCTTGTCTAGATAATCCGCATAGGCTGTAAGCATGTGATCCACAAAGCCGTTTTTATTATATTTGTCTGATACAACGTGTATCTGCTCAACTACCTGCTGCCAGTATTCGTCCTTTTCTTCTATTCCGGCGGTCTGAAGGACCAGTGCCGGAAAGTCGATTTGTAAAAACTTTATGGTGTTCGGTATCTGCTCATGCGTCACTCTCATACTTATACACCTTCTTCTACCTCAAAACTCTGTTCAAGAAGTCGCTCGTTATCTTTGCTAAACGCCTTTATATAGCTCTGTTTTATCGGTCTGATAAAATGTATGCCATTAGCGGATTTCGCCCGGGAAACAGATACATAGAACTGCCCAGGATCCCAACAACAAGGATCAATATTAATCTTTTCAAATGTCTGTCCCTGTGATTTATGAATACTGATTGCCCAGGCAAGTTTTACCGGGAACTGAGAGAACGATCCAAATTTCTTACGGACAATCTTCTCTTTCACGATCTTCTGACCATCCTTTTCTTGTTCAGATTCCTCAATAACCTGTTTCTCAATGTCTTTACTGTATCTGTACAAGTTAACTGTTTTACCCTTATCAGTCTTGATAACCAGATAGGATTCTTCAAATTCTCCGTTGTCCACAATTTTCTGAATAATGCCAATCGTTCCATTGACGTAGTTTCCAGACAGATCATTGACTGTAATCATCACTTTTGCACCGATGTTAAGAATTAAGTCCTCTCTGGCAAATGCAATATTCTTAATATCAGCAGACGTTAATTCTCCGTCAACTGCTGCATGAAACACTTTTTCGGTCTTTTTATCCAGTTTTCCGAGAAAAGTATTATTAATCCGATCAGCTTCTGCATTAGTACCAACCAAGAACGGTGCTTCCGGTATAACCTTGTCCGATTCGTTATTTTCCAGATATGCAATGGATTTTCTAATATTGTTGCCATATTTAATATCATTCAGCACATACTTAAACCCCTCATCATTCTGCCTGCATACTTCATCAAGCTTGATATATTCAAACCCCATTTCTTTCCAGTATTCAGACATGAAAGCATATCCGTGTTCGTACTTTCCACCCTTTCCGTAATCAGATCCATACATCCGGCAGAGGATTTTACGATCATCTGTCGTAATAACTGGTGGAAGCTGGTAGAAATCCCCGATTACGATCAGTTGAACGTCTTCTTTATCCTCTCCGCTCAAAAGTCTATCAACCGCTCTCTCTTCATTTTCTATAATGATCGCCTTCGCAATCATATTAAACAGGTCGAACCGGCACATGCTGATCTCGTCAATAATAAGAATATCCGCTTCCTTCAACAGTTCAGCTCTGGATTTCACTTTTTTCTTGTAATCCTCAAATTTGATTGAGATATTCAATGCATGATGCACGGTAGTCGCTCCATATCCGATATTGTCCGCAGCTATTCCGGTAGTAGCAGATACCAGAACACTTTTACCAGCTTTTTCCGCCTCATCAATAAACGTTTGGATAACCGTTGTTTTACCTGTTCCTGCATCTCCTGTAAGGAAAACATTACTGCCAGACAACATTGTGTCCAATGCGTACCGCTGTTTTTTATTAAGCTTCTCTTTTTCCATTTTTGTAACCACTCCTTATGCCTTAGTAACCAATTGTAACAATCTGAATTTTCATGCAATTTAATTTTATTTTTTAATTTGTGTAATCATTTTATTTTTGTAACCAATGTGTAACCAACTTTTCAACCACCTTGGTTACACCGCAAACCCTTATTTTATGCGGGTTTCAGAGTTATGTAACCGTGTAACCAATGTAACCAAGGTTTTCTTATAGGAGATTGCAATGTATATATGATTTTTTTATATATTTTTTTATTCCCTATACACATGCTTTTCCGCGGGTTACATGGTTACATGGTTACAAATCACGAAAACGGAACACTTGTTCCAGTATTAGCAGGTATAAAATCAGCTTCAACATGCTCATTTTCCTGTTCGTCTTCAAGATCTTTTATATCAATAATCTTTACAGCAACAAGTCTCATTACGCTTCCCCCATCTCTTTTTATTACCGTATCCCTTTTTCCCGTATGCTTAATTAATTCTCGATTAATCGCCCATGCTGAAAAGGCTTTTCTGGAGAATCCGTTGTTCCTTAGGAGATTTTCAAGAGGTTTCGGATAAAAATATACATATACATCTCCATACTCATCTGGTGTTTCCTTAAATCCCCACTGATCGCAACTGAATTGCGCATCAAAGTGCTGCCCGTACACAGAAAGACTTTCGATGATAAATTCATAGCATCTCTGTCCTTCCGATACGTCTTTCTTGCGTGTAGGTATGTCCACAACATCCTCGACTGTCAGCTCACGTCCATCCTTAAATATGAAATCTGTAGCTAATTTGTCAGCCAGTAGGAGCGTGGATATAGCCATGACCTGTTTTGCCGGAAAATTATATCCATCAAAGCCCTTTTCAATCTCAGACTTCATTTCTTTTAACTCATCCGGTGTAAATTTTTTAAGATTTCCAACAAATACTCTTCCAGCAAAACCATAATTTTTCATTACAGTGCTGTTAATCTCTGCCGGATTCTCGTAAATATCCTCGCAACACTCAATTTCAACAATTCTGTTGATTGCTCCACCGGAATCTGCAAATTCTGAAATAGGATTCTCGCCGTTGCAAATGGTTACATTACTCCATGTATTCTCCTTAGCTGCTCCGAGGTCCTTATTTGATCTTCCTTTCCCTTTACCGGAACAGAGATTGTAAATCAATGTTTCGTAGTTGTCCCGAATATATTGAGAAGCGTTCTTGGAGTCATCGAGGATCATCGGAAAGTTATTAAGCATGTCTGCCCTTGTCTCCAATGACGTATCTGTTGACCGGAAATTCCCAACGTAGGATCCTGGAGACGGGTTTCCCCAGATAGATGCAGCTATGTTGATCGTTACTGTCTTGCCGCCGCCTGTCTGTCCATAGAAGTCTACGATGAACGGCAATGCATCAAGCGGTTGTACAAGCACACTTGCAAAAGATGCTGCCAGTGCTATTCGTGGTTCTAATCGTCCGCACGATCGTAACTGTTTAGCCAGAGTCACCCACTTGAAGTAGTCTCCACTTTCCTGTATACTCTGGAATAGTGTTTTAAAGCGGTATTCGCCGTCAAAGACGATTGAAAGGTCGTAAGGTACAAATACATTGCCATGCCACCCTAACTTGCTCGTAGAGTGCTGTATGTCGATCATATCGGCATTGTACATTTCAACGTCCGCCAGATACTTCACAAGAAGCCTTGCATTCTCCGAGTTGACCTGCACACCGAACCTTGCAAGATTAGTTATCGCCCTGGAAGTCACAATGTCGATTTTTGGAACAGTTATTTCTGTCCAGCATCCATCTCTTTTAAAAGCCACTGTGATCTGTTCTTCGCCTGTTTCAATATTTTTCAGTCGACGTATCGGCATGATTGGATGGTGACATACAAGTTCTCTCGCCTTGGATGTTTCAGAAGAAAATATTCCGTTTTCTGTAGCTATCCAGCTGCCACAAGCCATGTTTGGATATTCTTTTCCAATATCATCCTCATAAAAGTTTGTGATATTTTCAACTAACTGCATAGAACGATTTACTTTTTCTTCTTTTTCCTTGTCCTGTTCTGCTTTCTGGAATTCTTTTATGAATTCCTCGGCTATGCTTTTTGCTCTTACACTCTTCGCCCTGTCCATTAACTTAAATTTAGTTTCCGAACGGTCGATTTTACTTTTTATTGAAAAAAGTTCTTCATACAGTTGCTTCTGCATAAAATCATTTGCTTGCAAATTTTCAATATTTTCAAGAATGCTTCTCACCTCCTGCCTTAGCTGACAATATTTCATATCTGCTTCTTTCTTTTTCAAGGTTGAACTGGCACATATACCACTCTTCTGAACCAGGAGGGAAGGTTTTTAGCGCTGTTTCGTACATAAGTATGTTCTTTTCTACCTGCTCAAGCTCATTAGGATCCTGAGCGGGATTACATTTTTTTAATTTGATATCTCGCACTTCGTGTCTAATCTGGTTGCGGCTTTTACCTTTTTTTGATACATAAGTACCGCCCAGCTCAATAAATGCAGTGCTAAAAGGGACGGATTCGTATTGCATCACGAAATCAAACACATCACCGCCGATTCCGCAGCCGAAACAATAAAAGGAATCATCGTAGATCTTACATGACGCTGACTTTTCCTTGTGAAAAGGGCAACATATAAAACCGGCTCTATTTGGCTTAAGCCCATATCTAGAAAGAATCTCAGGCATTTTCACTGATTGCTTGATTTCATCTTTTGTCATGACAACAACTCCACTATTCGCCGTCCAGTCTCTTCTTTTGTACAGAATTCAAATCGGACGCCGTATTTATCTCTGATTGTGCAAAGAGACTTATATAGCTGACAGCCGTCAACAGCCTTATCGGATATTACAGTTTTTACTTTTTTGCCGTTTATTGTCCTCCAGATAACTTTGTGTTTTCTTGGATTCTCCCAAAAATATACATCACCAACAGATTTAATATCTGGACCATGCTCGCATAGGATAATTAACTGTATACCTGCTTCACGCGCCCTAATCAGCTCCGCTTTAAATCTTTCATGCTGCTGGCAGACATTATTTACAAGCTCTTGTAAATCCTTTTTGCGGTCAATACAGAGCTTTGCATTATCCAGCGACTGATAATCTCCGCAATATAGTTTGGAGCGAAAATACTGTACTCCAAGTCCGTCAAACTGATCCTGAATCCGTTCCCATTCCTTTTTATGTTCACGTGTATCACATTGTACGACCAATCAGATCACATCCTTCTGGTATTTGTATTTTCCAAAGAATTCACTATACTGTTTTATAATCTCCCAACGATTTTCGTAACGATTCCACTTACTATTATCTCCTACTCCTATTTGCGTTTTTCCGAGGGTTGAACAGGAAGGGATTATTAATACCTTCCGGCATGTTTCATCATCATTCAAACAATATAAAAGGAAGATGTCGCAAGTCGGATTTTTCTTTTCAAGGTTGAATGTAAATGCCTTTGAATTGCAATTGTTTGTAAATTCCTTAGATGCTTTTACGTCTATTTTTACACTGTTATCAGTAAGCAAATCATAAGGGTGCCTTGAGCTTGTTTGCACACTATTCAATCCGACATTCTCGTAAATATCTGAAATTGCTTTTATTTCATATTTGTTTCCAAAAGTTGTATCAGAATATTTAAGAGGCAGTCCAAGTTTTTCAGCCCAATATACAGTCCCTTTATGCTTTGCAATCTTACAAGCAAGGCTTTTGTTTCCAAAGACTTCTATCATTTCGGAATGAGTTGGAAAATGATCTAAATTCAATTTCTCAACAACTATCATGATATTTTCTTTGATAAGATCGTCGTTCCATGGTATTCCATGTGTATATCCCATTAACTCACCTCTATATTAATTGAACGGAAGGACATCATCTGCTACGTTATCCGGAATACTCATAAAGTCCGTACCTGCCGGATTCGCTCCCATGATAGCTTCTTCTTTCAGATGATCGTCATACGCTTTTGTGGTACGCTCTTCTGGAATATCTGCATCTTTGATCCCTTCCAGGCTGCGGAACCATGCAAGCTTGTGGCGTTTCACTTCTTTATTGTCGTACCAGTCTTTCTCCAGACGGAAGATGCCGCCGATCAGTTTTCCCTTAAACTGCTGTCCGAAGTTGTCACCCCACTTAACAGCAAAGCCCGGATTTGACTTTTCTACGCATGTGATAAATGTTTTAAGGTTGCGGACACCATAATCTACACTCTCGTCAATGACCATGTAGTTTGTGCCTGCATTCGGGTATTTCTTGTCTGGACGAATATCGTTCTCAAACTGCTTCATAAAGTAACCCGCCTGTTCGTCTCCTTCTGCGAAATCAAACAAGATAACAAGCATATCAAGTCCACCCTGGGATTTTTTCTCTGATACCTGCTTAATAACCATCTTGTGTCCGCCAAGAGCAATCGGTTCAAATTCTCCTGCTGCCTGTGTTGTGTCATAGCTATTTGGTTTCTGCATTATTGTTTTCTCCTTTTCCTAATTCGTAATAGTCTCTAATGATCTTGTCTACTTCTGCGAGATCATTATCAATAGTTAAACTGTCAAACATTCCGATCGGAGACTTACTTACTGCTCCCTGGCTGGACTGAGTGACAAATAAGTGTTTTCCGCTTTCTTCAATACAGCGAAGAACGATGGTAAAAAGACCTTCCAAACAAATTTTTTCATCAAGTAGCTTTCCTATGGTCTTTGGTTTCACATCTCCAGAATCATCCTTTTCTTCGTGCATCATCATATATACGATCTTGTCCTGCGGTACTTTCGTGACGATAAACTGGATAAGATTCCAGAAACAGTCTCCAATATCATTGTACAGAGCAAACACTGCATTGCCTTTTCCGGCAGAAGCATGCCCTCTCATAAAGTGATTAGTGATAAGATAGCCTGCATCATCAATAACAATTGACTCTGCTTTTGATGCGATCAGGCACTTCATTACCTGCTGGTAATCATCCGTAAACCATCCGTCAATCTTTCCTTTAAACGGAAGTGGTTTATTCAATACTCTAATAAGGTTCCAGTCAGAATTCTGGCAGTTTCTCAAACTGGTACTCTTGCCAGAACCAGATTTTCCAATAATTAATACTGGTGTTGCCATTGCTATTCCTCCTTGTCATAAACCACATGCTTGCTGCCCTCAACGATCAGCAAACTTGCAATATCTTTCATTGATATGGTTGATTCGTTATAAATCTCAACCAGTGCGTTGTACGCTTCCGGCGAAACTTTCACGACAGGGTTATCCTTATCGGTTGCCGGCTGCTTCTTCCTTGCCGGAATACGGATTTCAAATTCACTCACTAATACTTTCCTCCTTATATGATTTCTGAGCCGTTAAAAGCCCATTTAAGGCTTGTACGTAGCTTGCCAATGTTCTTGCCTTATATGATTCCTCTATCGGATTATCCGGCACAATAGCAAGCTGGGTGTCGATTAATCTAACAATCTCATTAATGCGCTCTTCCATGTTTACACCGCCTTAAAAAAGCAATACACATTGTCAGAACCATCCCCTCTCACCGGATTTTTTTCACCATTCGAAAATACTCCGCCGGCACAGTGATACTCGAGATGATTCAGATACATGTCCGGGTTTTCCCAATCAAGAATGTACGCTTTCCGCCTGTTCAGCTCCCCCAGAAGCTCGTTCGCCGTTGTTATCAGTTCCATTGTCGGCAGGAGCTTCAACTCCATCTGATTCAACATTTAGCGTACACCTCCCATCTATTAAGAGTCTAAGAAGATGTGCTTTTGCAAGCTTGCACTGCTCGGCTGATTCCTCTTTAAGCAATTCATTATCAAAATAGATTGTATAAATGCCATCCATTTCCTTTCTAGGCTCCCACTTTGAATTCATAATGCAGATAATGCAAGCATGTACATGCGAAGTGATGTCAAACGAAACAAAATAATCTGTTTCATTCGAAACTCTCCATGCTAACTCAAAAAGCTCTTTAATTTCTTTTTCAAACATTTCCGCTCTCCTTTCTTAAAGTAGTGCTAAATACGTAAACAGTGCAAACACAATACCTGCCAGGATCTGCTGCAAGTTCTTCTCCCACATCCACACCGGGAGAAAAGTAAGCAGAACCCCGATAATCGCACTGACTACGATATCCTTTCTATTTTGTCTAGGTGATTTCATTCTTTTCCCTCCAAAAAGAAAAAGATTACAGACTGTAAGCAATATACCAAAAGATATTAGTAATGATTAACAGCGCGGCAGTCAAAAGCCATGCACTGAACCACTTCTTAGTCTCTCTCTTTGCTTTTTTCACGATTTCGGTAGCCAGCATTGTTTCCAAATCGTTCCATGTAATCTTTTCATTTGTTACATTTTTTTTGTTTTCCATATTATTTTCCTCTCGCTTAATATTGACTTTTTAGCGGATAGAGGATTATAATTTACCTGTATCCACTAAGTCTTGGTTAGTGAGTACACTGCTCCGGGGTGGAGGTCGTGACTCCCTCCGGGGCGTTTATGCCAAATTTGCTTCTTTTCTTCTGTAATAGTCCAAGATAATTCTTGAACATTCATCGACAATCCTTTGATTGTCTTCAGCTGTGTTGTCTTTGCAGTAATCATCATGTATCCTGATTACCCCAGACCCCATTTTGATTGTTTTGATTACTGCCATCGGTAAACCTCCCTTTTTATGCATTCACTATGTTAAGATATGTTATTTGCTTCTTTTTGCTTCTTGTAACAGTTCTCCGCCTACTGCGGTGCTCATGTCCATATCATCAATACACGGAAATGAAGCCGCACTGTGATGGGTATAATGACCATGGTTTTCAATGTGGTTATGCAAAAAATCAATAACCAGGCTCACTAACTCATCCGGTCGCTCACTTGGCGATAAGTAACAGTAAAGCCGCAGATCACAGTTGCAACAGTCTCCACCAGATTCTTTGCAGTGCCGACTGACGGCTTTATTAAATTGTAATGCGTCCATTTACGCTCCTTTCATATTTGTTTTTATGAACTCTTTTCACTTTTACTTTCTTCTTTCTCTTTTTAGTTTTGAACGAAGATTTCTTTCCAGTAAAGTGTGTAAAATTATTTGCTCCCATTATTTACCACCTATTTCTCTACGAAATAATTTCTTTTTTTGATATGTACTCACTCCCTTTTTATGCTATACTCTCCTTTGGAAAGGAGGAATTTGCTATGCCCGATAATTTTGGTTTAAGTTACAGTGAACTTTCAGAAATCCGTACTATAAATTCAGAACTGGCAGCACACAATATTGCTTTAGCTTATATCCAAGCAACTGCACAAGTTAATAAATTAAACAGAGAAGATGAAGTTAATTCTTCTGATGTACTGTCACTGTCCAACCAGTATGTACAAGCCTATAACTATGCTTATAATTTTGTCGTTCATGAAAATAAGATTATAAACGAGGCTGAATAGTATTTATTAAGGTGTCTTGACTCCGCTTATACATTTCTTCCATAACAAAGTCCAGATGCTTACGGGCAACTTTGCTTTCTGCGATTGTCAATTCTCCCATTGCCATTACGCAATTTTCTACTGCCTTGAGAATCTTTTCTTTATCATATCCAAGCATCTCAAAAGCATAGTCCGTAAGTCCGGCGATTGATTTTCCTTCCATCTTCATACACTCCTTTCTACTTAACTTCTGGCAACCTTGGTTCAAGAAACTTATGAACTTTCTTTCTGTGCCTTGCCAGAATCATCTGGCTTATTCTCTGAAAAACTTTCCGTCTTACCGAGAATATATCCCTTGTCAAACTCTGACATATTAGGAATCACTTCTTTCAGCTTTTCAACGATTCTTTTTTCTTTTTCAGACATGCACTCACTCCTTTCTTGTGATATACTCTCCTTCAAGGGAGGTATTAAAATGAATCCAATTATTTCAATTCTGAATTCTGTTAAAGAAATTGTTACTTTTGAAAACATCACTTTTCTGCTTGGACTAATAGGCTCCGTTGGTACTGCTTGGCAAGTGATTCAATCACGGCGAAAAATTCGTTTAAGTTTACCTTATTTCGGATATAGCGCAAAGAAGCAATTAGCTCTGGCTTATATCCAATTTGATAACCTTTCAAATTCTGCCGTATCAATTACAGATGTCTCCATTGTTATTAACGGAATTACATATCCATGCAATAAGTTGCCAACTATCGTTGCTTCTTTAGACCGGAAAATCGGTGGAAAAACCATTTCTTCCGACAGCTTGTACAATATGTCTCTTCCGGTTTGTTTGCCTGGATATGGTGGAAGCAGCGGCTACTTTGTGTTTCAGATTCCATTAGAATCTGTTCCACCTGACTCCACACACCGGACATTTTTAATTTCGACCAGTCGTGGCTCGTCATTTCGAGTTGAACTAAAACCTGACCGAGAATATTTTCACTGACGGTGCAGTCTAACATTTTTCTTCACCTCCTTTGTTCTTTATCCCTCAATGCGATTGCGTAGCCCAAAGTCATCCGTAAATCATCCTCATTGAGGGATAACAGAGAGGAGATACCATCTTGCAGGAAATCATATTCAGATTCTTCCATGTTTTTTGATTTGCTTTTCTCCTCTGCTACGCCAAGCATGTATCCGAGGTCAAAATCATCAACATATTTAAGCAGCGGAATCAATTTGAGTACGGCTTTCTGCTTTTCACTGATAGAAAGCAGCTTTCTAGGTGTTGGTTCTGCAGGTTCTGCATTTCTTTGCTCATCTGCTCTTTTCTTTAATTCAGATACGGCAATGTCGAAAGAAATATTAAAATATTCTCTTCCAAGTGCATTCGGAACCCTGTCTTCGCAAAACATCATGTGCATTTCATGCTCTAATTTGAAAGCATTTTCAATTTCGTTTGTTGAAAAGATTCGATTTACTTTGTATGGAATCTGTGTTGCCCTCTGTTCGACATTTCCAGATACGCCGATTTTTACGAAATCACCACAATCCATGACATATACTTTACGCTTCAACTATACACTTCCCCTCTCAAAAATTCAATCTAATTGAATTTATTTGGTACAAAAATAAAATCCATAGGAATACCGGAAAGTTCACTCATTTTTCTAAGCTGTGATAATGTCGGTTCTGTCTTTCCTTTTTCCCAATTAACGACAGTAGTATTGGAAATACCGAACATTTCAGCCCATTCTTTCTGATTGTACCCAGCGTTCACACGAACCGCTTCCAATGAAATCTTTGGCATTTACTCATCTCCTTTCTTAACTTCTGAGTTCATTATAATTCAGTTTAATTGAATTGTCAACACCAAAATTCAAAATAATTGAATTTGCTATTGAATTTATTATAAATATGATGTACAATACAAAATGTAAGGAGGAAAAGAACCATGACAACTGAAGAACAGAAAAGAATCTTCTCAAACAATCTAAACAAGTACATTTCACTAAGCGGAAAGCAACAAAAAGAAGTTGCAGAAGCAGTCGGAACAAATCCATCCACTTTTAATATGTGGTGTAAGGGCAACTCAATGCCAGGGACTGGAAAAATCAGAGCTTTGGCGGATTATTTCCGAATTGGAATGACAGACTTAACAGATTTAAAGGAAAAGCAAGATCCAGATATTGAATTTGGAAACGTAGTAACAAAAATCGAGCAGTCAGATCCTCGTTTCAAAAAGATTATTCTTGAATACGATAATCTGCCGCCCGACAAAAAAGATTTGTTATGTGATTTTTTTGAGAAGTTTATTTTCTAGTGTGCAAGGGTAGGAATTATTTTCCTGCCCTTTCTTCCTTATAAGCCCTTTTTACGCACCCGTAAATAAATTTTATCATTGATTCACTATGTATTTTCTGTATCATTTCAATAATTTCCTTCTTGTAATCCATTTTCCGTCCCTCCCAATATCGCACAATAAGAACATTTGTTCTCTTTTATTTCATTATACCCTCTTTTTAGCGATATAGAACGGACTGGATCATACTTCTCGCCCTCTGCTTAAAAAGTGCGCCCTCCCTTTGCCTTGAACGATTGAAAAAGAAATGGCATTTGCATTCCGCAGAAATATTGTTGCTTTTCTTCACAACAAATGGCTGCTGCTCTGCTTCAGATATAACCGCCTGTGTATAATTATGTATCACATATTGATTGTTGGCACTTGCCTTAATAATCACTTCAGAATCTGTCAGATCAATGCTCTCGCACAGCGGCGCATGAACAAGAAATGTGAGCATTATCCCAAACAGAAAAAATATAACAAGCTTTTTTATTCCTTTCATAAAATCCCTCCAAAATTAGTTTATATTATACTCTCAATATAACAATTATACAATATCTCAATCTTGCACAAATTTTCTTACATTAATGCTGTATTTGACGAAAATCGAGAAAATTCTACATTTCCCAACCAAAAAAGAACTGAGGAGCTAAGTCCCCAGTTCCATTTTTTTTAAGATATAAAATCACTATTGTTATAAGATTTATTTTTTACAACGACTTTTACTTTTTTACTGATTTTCCCAGCTTTTACAGTGATGTAAGCCGTTCCTTTCTTTTTAGCAACTACTTTGCCTTTTTTATTTACAGTTGCAATCTTTTTATTAGATGATTTGAAACTAATCTTATCAGCTGCATTAAATGGAGTCTTACTTGCCTTTAAAGTAAAACTTTTTCCTTTTACCAGATTAACCACTGTTTTATTTACCATCAATTTAGTAGTTTTTACCGCCTTACTCTGTACGGTAAGATTGATATTTACAGTAAATCCGCTTGCTAGTGTTGCTGTGAGAGTAGTCTTTCCTGTTTTCTTCAGAGCTGTTATTTTAAATGTTCCATCCTGTTTGATGTTGCTGATTTTTACGAGCTTTTTATTTTTAGGAATAACCGTTTTTAAATAATCTCCTTTTGCCATACCAGTAATTTTTACAGCGGATGTATTTTTCCCTTTTTGCAGAATAACACTTTTATAATTAACGTCTCCTGTTGGTGTTAAAGTGTCTCCGTACTTAACTTCTCTTGATCCGCACCGTAAACAATACCTGGCCATCTCTAATCTGGACATTACGGTTGCTGTTTTTTCAGTTTCCCAATCACTCCATTTATGCCCTAATGCTTGCGCTAAGACCTGTCCACATTCAATGCATTTCTGTGATTCTGTACAGGTTGCTTCTGTTCCAGGAGTGTGATCTCCGCTCTTAACAAGAATAGCTCCACACACCGTACACTTTTGAGGTTTTGTACATGTTGCTTTTATTCCTGGCTTATGTCCTAGTGCGGCTGTTAGAACTTTCCCACATTCCGTACATTTCTGTGGCGTGGTACATGTTGCAGCTGGTCCCGGCTCATGCTGCCCGATTGTGCATCCGCTTACAGTAGGTACTGGAACTTTTACATCGTACAGATCAGCAACCTCGACACTTTTAGAATGCACAATTCCTTTATTATAAAAATTTCCTCTTGGATAATATACAATTTGTCCATCAACCATATGTGATGCTCTTTTTTCCAGAACATTATTATTGTAATAGTTACGGCAATAAACATTACCAGATACATTAATTGTTCCATAATTATAAAAACTTCCGAGAATATACAAATTGCCCTTAACAGTTAAATCACCGTAAAATGTATAAGCGGCATTATCCCCAATATACATGTTTCTCGCGACAGCTCTTCCACTATACTCCATGATGTCATTGTTTGTTACAAAATCCCCCTCTTCTGTAGTTCCCATTGATACATTGATCCTGGATGCATATACAGGAGCTGCTACGCTGATTCCAGCCAGAAGCATAATTAATAGTAAACATTTTTTTATCTTTTTCATGTTAGCTTTCCTCCCTTTGTTTTGATTATATTATACTATTGCAGTTAGGAAAAAGATAGATGGATTTTTGCTGAAAGCTTTTATATTTACTTATGTTTTGTTACATGTTATTATATTTTTACACAAAAAACCGACTCCTGCGACCAACAGGAACCGGTTTAATAAATAAGATAATCTCGGAGAAAATCTTACCTACACCATAATTATATCATCTCCTGGATTATCACACAAGTAAAAAAAAGGAGAATGATAAAATGAATGAATCAGTATGCATCTATCTAAGGAAATCCAGAGCCGATCGGGAAGCTGAAGCACACGGAGAGGGTGAAACTCTTGCCAGACATGAACGGATCCTGTTAGATATTGCAAAGAAAAAAGAGTACATTGTGGGCGCAATTTACCGCGAAGTGGTATCCGGAGAAACTATTGCCGACCGTCCTGTCATGCAGCAACTCCTTCACGAAGTAGAATCCGGCATGTGGGACGGTGTTTTGGTTGTCGAAGTAGAGCGTCTTGCCAGAGGTGACACAATCGACCAAGGCATTGTATCAAGGGCTTTCCAGTATTCTGACACGAAAATTATTACCCCCACAAAAATATACGACCCGAACAATGAATTTGATGAAGAGTACTTCGAATTCGGACTTTTTATGAGCCGCCGAGAATACAAAACCATCAAGCGCCGACTGAACGCCGGAAGGATCTCATCAGTAAAAGAAGGGAAATACTGTGGTAACAAACCACCTTACGGATACGAAAGAGTAAAACTTGAAAAAGAAAAAGGCTATACTCTCCGACCTGTTCAGACTCAAGCTGAGATTGTAAAAATGATCTACACCTGGTATGCCGGTGATGGCTGCGAACAAATTGGAGTTGCGAAGATTGCACGGAAATTAAATGAAATGGGGATAGAAACTGCACTAGGCGGTGACTGGACTCCTGCCAGTATACAGGGAATTCTAACAAATCCGGTATACATCGGGAAAATCCGATGGAATGGGAGAAAAACAGTAAAAACTATACAAAATGGCCAGGTAATTAAAACACGCCCTCGATCAAAAGATACTCTTATCTGCGAGGGATTGCATCCGGCTATTATATCGGAAGTTCTGTATGATTCTGTCCAGGAAATACGAAAAAAGAACCCGCCTCGCCCAATCAGTATAAAAAACTCAATCCGCAACCCGCTTTCCGGAATTGTCTATTGCAGCAAATGCGGTCGCGCCATGGTTCGCCGTCCTTATCAAAAGTGCGGACAGGAAGATACCCTCATGTGTCCATATACGTCTTGCCCCACAGTAAGCAGCAAGTTGTCTTTAGTCGAAAAAGCTGTGATTGATGGAATTAGGGAGATTGTAGAAGAATATAAGTTAAACAATGATATTAATATATCTTCAAAGGCTATTGATTGCGGAATAACTTCTAAGCAGAATCTCATACACGAAAAAGAAAACGAGCTGGAAAGCTTAAACGCCCAAAAAGCAAAACAATATGACCTACTCGAACAGGGTATCTATACCACTGAGGTTTTCCTTGAACGTGCCAAAACAATAGCCGCATCTATCCAATCATGCTCCGATACTATAGAAAAATTAAAAGAAGAAATCAAACATGAGCAGAATATTATAAAGCAACAATCAGATTTTATCCCGCGTTGTGAAGAGCTACTTGATAACTATTGGAGCCTTGACACAGAATCCAAGAATAAAATGCTTAAGAGTTTGATTGAAAAGGTTACATACTCAAAAGATACCAAAAACGCTTATGGGAAAGGAAACGAGATTGGTTTCCAGCTAGACATTTTCCCAAAAATCCAGAAGAATAATTAATGATATCTTCTATGAGCTGACGAACTGGCACATTAATGTTATCAGTAATTATAAAAAGAAAGTCCCGGGGAATTAACCCCGGGATATTTTTTACTGTTTCTTAATATATTTTGCAGATACAAAGCCATAATACTTTCCTGCAATACGAATATAATACCATTTGCTGCCGTTTTTATCTTTCTGTGTATAATTCATAACTTCTACTTCGTTGCCCTGGTTAAGAGTTGGGTATTTTTTGATGTTCGGGTACTCAGTTCCAGCCCAGGTACGCACATTAAGCACAGTGGCGGTTACATTCCCCTTGAAAAGCACCTGTGTCTTATCCTGTTTTCCTGTAATGGTAGCGGATGTGGAGCCACCCTCCTTTTCCAGGTATCCAGTCCAGATCCAGCCAATGCCGATACCGGAAACTTTTACATGTGTCCACTTTCCGCTTGTCTTTCCGTCAATTTCAACAACGGTTCCTTTATTGATTGAACCCATAACGTAACCATTCGGTGTCTCGCGGACATACAAATCATTCACTGTTGCCACTCTGGTTCCAGTCTTTTTCCATGTGGCTGTCTCTTCGTAAGACCCCCAGTCAATCCAAACATATCCATCAATGGAAGAATCACTGATTAAATAGGACTTATTTCGGACTGCACCGCCATTTGCTACTACTCCAGCTGCACTAGAAGTATTTCCTTCATTTGTATAGATTCTCGAGCTATCAAAACTCTGCACACTTCCAACATGGGAGCCATTGCGGAAGATTACAAGTGCTCCGACTTTTGGCTTGCTGTGCCAAGTTCCGTTTGTTTTAGCATGATTAGTGATTGATACGCAATTGTAAAATCCTCCACCCATAATCTGTAAGGCTTTTGTGATTCCTAGGATTTTCACCAATTTCCAAAACTGATATTCCGCACACCACGGCTGTCCCTGGCATCCTGGCTGTCCCCAGGAATTTACATCGCGGGCGAATTTGGTGTAATTGTTATATCCTGCATTTTTCTTAAAATCATCCAGATAGGCATTACTTTTCTTTTCAAGATATCCGCCGTTTGATGCGTAATAATCACCAAGGTTTAAAAATTCCTGTAATTTGCTCATTATATCATTCCTTTCATATTGATAAGTACATGATACGACGAGCAATTGTGAATTTCAGCCCCACATTTTTACACAATATACCTACCATGATTAAATTCTCTGTCATAATGACACCACCTCCTTGCCACATGTATAATTGGTATTATGGTAAGGAAGCTACTTTTTCCCATAAGCTCCAGCAAATAAAATAGTGAAAGCTCAATAAGTCTTTGTAAAGTGATTTCTGGTAAAAATACATTTTCTTCGGAATTAAAAGGAAAATCACACAAAGCTATTTTTGGATTCTTTCATGAACCATCCGACAATCCTTTTTCTTTTGGAAGTGGGTATTTTATTGCTTTTCAAGCAACATATCTACAAGAAGCCAACAATTTTGTTGTTATTGGGGTTAGCCTAACTGGAATAATTGAAAATAAACCTGTTAGGTTAGAATGATGAAAGTCATAAAATTACATGATCTTTGTACAAATCTTTTTTTTCATATCGAACAACGAGGGAATTATTTGGCTGGATTATTAACTCCAATAGTATTTAACCTTAATTATGAAGCAGACAGATATGTTATAACTTGACGAATTACCCAGTCATTTTTTATCTCAGTGTTATTATTAAAAAGTGATATGATTTTCTTTGTTTTGTCAATATTCACAAGCATAGGTGTCCCTTTTTGCGTGATGTAATTAAGTATTATATTCTGTTCAGGAAGATAACTATCTGGAACATTGGCTATCGTAACAAAAGAATTACTCGCTAACATTTGTTTCGCTTCTATATTAAAATAAATGCTTGCAGTCCGTCCTGTTTTATAAAAACCAATCGTAGCTGTAGTGCCATAAATGATATCATCAGTTGATTCTGGATTTATAAAATTTTTTTTCATTTGTGAGTCACTATTTAGTTGGTTGAGCGCACCCACAATTGTTTTATTGCTAGTCTGCAATTCAGAAATGGTAGCCTCATTTAATTTCTTAGCTACCCACTTCCAGAAAGTACCAAAAAGGAGTTTTTTATTCTTTCCATCTGCAGAATCACGAACCATCACTTCGTCTGCGTCTACTGGTGTTGCTGTTTTTTCTGTGTAATTACTCCATGTGTTATTTGCCATAGTCTTATACCTCCATTGAAATATGTTGTTTGATAAGTTGCTTTAATTCATTCAATTCCGCTCTCACGGAATCAAGCTCGGATTGTAGATTTTTAACTTTTTCATGCTCATTTTTCAGCATTGCGAACATACAGGGAATCATAATACGATAGTTCCAGTTTTCAGCGCGCCCCTTTTCGTCATGATCGACAGCGATTGAAAATCTGCGGTCAATATCCTCCGCAATGAACATTGGCATTTCTTTACCGCACCGTTCATCTTGTTCCATAAGATATCCGTCTTTGTATTTCGCCCAGATTACCTTGACTTTATAGAGGTCTTCCAGTTCGTCTTCTTTTACGGTTTTCCCGAGTACTTTATAATGCATAGAGGATGACGCAATTGTTCCGACATCTCCATTGTTATTTTTTCCTAAGTTACTACCAGTTATAAGCTTAGGCATTTTCGGCACATTGAGAGTCAGAGAACTGCTTCCGGTTGTCTCAACTTTCATTCTGGATACTGTTTTTAAAAGAAGACCAGCTTGTTTGCTCTCCAAAACAGTCCAATATCCATCAGAGTATTGCGCGGATAAATCAAGAAGTCCATGAACAAGGGAGGAATCGTAACCAGCTGTAGCTACAGATTCATTTATCTGGAACCACTCTTTTCCCTTGAAGTTTTTAAAGCCAACCGAGTTATCTATTTGAGCTATTATATTTCCATTCGCGCCATACACCTCAAAGGTGCCATATCCATTATTCGGACCGCCAAGCTTCAATGTTCCGCCTTTTGCATAGGTGAACGAAAAATATAACTGGTTGCCCTCTTTATAAACTCCTTTAACGGAACCATTATTTGTAAGAAGATCAAATATCTCTTCGTGGGTAAGTGCGTCCACATCTATCACTACAGGGACAGATTGCATATCCAGCTGATTTGTAGTTCCATCTGCAGCATACAGGATAAATCTAACGGACACAACGCTTCTATCCAGTGAGCTAACAGTATAGCTTTTACTCGGCTCATTCACAGTTGAAACCAATGCGTTTGTAAATGTAGAGCCATCCGTGGAAGTCTGCACATACCATCTACCGGAATATGCCGTTCTTGTAGCACTGTCACCATCTCGATAATAAGCTTTTGCCGTAATTGTACTTGGTACAACCTTGTCATTCTGACCTCGTTTTAGGATATTAGATGAAAGCTCGATAAAATATGTCCTGCCAGGTACACCTTGTTCTCCTTTATCGCCCTGTTCACCTTTTATCTTCGTCCAGCTATATTTTGTCGGGTCAATGGAATCATCCGGCGTGTCGTAATCAGTATATTGGCCAATATACTGCTTTCCGGCACTGACAACTACATCAAAGCCAGTTTTTCCGTCAGCACTATTCGCATAAGCTATGTGGAAATATGGCGTCTTTCCGTCCGCACCTGCTTTTCCAGGGATGCCTTGTGCGCCATTCGCGCCTTTTACAAGTGTCCACGCGTAATCATCTGGATTAGTACTATCTTGCTCGGTAAAATCCGCATACATACCGATATACTCACGATTACTGTCCGACACAGAGAAATCTGTTTTTCCATCCGCAGAATTCGCATAGGCAATGTGTGTATAGCTTGTTTTTCCATCTTTTCCGTCTGCTCCATCCTTGCCATCAGAACCGTTTTCCCCATCAGCGCCTTTGTATCGGGTCCATGTATAATCAGCCGGATCATCACTTTCCGTTGGTGTTTCCTTATTATTTGCAATTCCGATATACGCAACATATTCTGGCTCCAGATAGATTGGATTTCCTACAGTATCACATATTGTATTCCCATCTGTATCAATCCATGGAACAGTATCTGGGTTATCTGACATATCTTCGCCGTTTGGCATAGAAGCGTATTTAATCCAGGTATATCCATTCTTTCCGGGCTGTCCATCATCCCCGCGAAATTTCGCCCAGGTATAGGCAGCTGGATCCGTGCTGTCATCCTGTAAATAATCTGTGTAAGTACCAATATAAATATCTGGTGTCTTTGTCATCTGTCCAGATGTTGGATTTTCTACCGGAGCATATTTAATATGCAAATACGGCGTTTTACCATCCGCCCCGGGAGTTCCAGGAATTCCTTGTTCTCCTCTCGGTCCTTGTGGGCCTTGAATACCTTGTTCTCCTTGTGGTCCCGGTATGCCTTGGTCTCCTTTTGGTCCCTGGAGACCGTCAACACCATTTGTACCATTTTTCCCAGCATAAATTTTAGCCAGCGAAAATCTTTTAACTACTGATAAAACACTGATATATGTTGCTTTGATGTCTACCCATCCATCGTCAGTGGATAATGCTGTTACTGTGTATGTCTTGGTCGCATTATTCCAGGATCCTGTTACGCTATCTGATTTGATAATTGTAAATTTACAATCAGATGTAATATCCTGCGTTCCGTACATCACGACTGCCTGCGTACTCACATTGCCTGGAAATGTTCCGTAATTTCCGTCAGAATCAACAGAAATGCCCTGGTATTCGTTGCTCAACTGCAATGTCATATTCTTTGCAAGAGCTGCCGCTTCCTGCGCGGATTTAGCTGCCGCTAAAGCATCCTCGGAATCCTGTAATGCTTTTGTTACGTCCGTGTCTTTTAATCTTTCCCAGTAATACCCTTTTCCATCATTGCGGAATCTGTAAGCATGGCTGTCTCCATCATAATACAGATCACCTACATGCTTACTCATTTCTGTATCAGTTAGCCACTCGTTTGCCGGGTAATTGCTAAGTGTAGGTGCAGGAGTCCCGGTCCAGGTATTGATATTTCCGTCAATCTGACCTTGCATACTGTTTAACAGTCCGTCCAAATGTGATGCACCGATTCGCACGGATGCGCCGTCAATTACAATCTGGTTATTATCAATATCGGCTGAGAAAATAATCTTTCCGTTTGTGTCACGAACGACTAACGCGCCGGCATTAATATAACTTGCATTGATTCCCTCTGCATACAGAAGCCTTGCAATAAGCTCTCCATTAATATTTAATCCATAAGGATATGTCTTTCCTCCATCCATGGAAATGCCGATTGCTTCTGCCGTAAACTTCCATACAATATCAGATTCTTCCAGTGTAGGCTTATTGTGCGCATAATAGATATTGCTACCATCATCCTGTGGCTCTACAGTCATGTATAAACCACCAGAAGTTTTAAGCGTATTATTAAGCCTTTCAACGGCTTTTTCGCGCTCTGTGCGTTCATCCTTAACAAGTTGTCTAGCTTCTACCAGTGCTTTTGTAGCTTCCGACATATATGTGCTGCTATTTCGGATGGGATCATCTGCCTGCGTTTTTACAGTGGTAATGCCATTTAACGGAGATGATACATCAGTAATCGGTGTAAGATATTTATTTCCGTTCCGATCAAAGCTATATGCCATGTCTCCAAACTCTAACAGAGGATTATAAATCAGATCTCCTTGCAGATTTCGGAATTTAGCCCCGACCAGATCGCCACCGATCCATGCCGCTACAGTTCCGAGGTCACTGTCAGACAGAAGATTATTTTCCAACTCCAGAACATATCCAGCAGTTCCAAACAGGGATTCAGATTCTTTGTTTTTTACTCTGATACCAGTAATTACAATATCATCACTGGAAAGTGTAGGACTACTCACGTAATCCTCTAATTTAAACGGAACTAAGGAGCCGTTTTCGACAGCTCCAAAATTCCATTTTATAAACTGCAAATAACCTCTGTTGTCAATTCTGGCGTTTGCTGTCTCTAGCATTGCCGCCCATCCGATCAATTGTCGGAATGTCATATTATCTGGGAGTGCTGTGACAATTACATTTCCATGTGCCATAGAGGAAAACCCCATAGGGATATTCAAACTCTCGCAAGCGTCTCTTACCAGCGCCATAATCGGCTGTGGAAGCGTCAGAGCACTATAATATTTAGCATTGGTTTTGTACATATCATCAAGCGCCGTAAAGCTCAATATTTCACCGTATTGCTCTGGCGTGGTAATTGTATAGACACCCTTATCAATCGTCTCATATCGGTCTTCCGATGCGGCTCTGGAAAGGACTATGATGTTTCCATCAGTATCGAGAATTGGCTCATAAAAATCATTCATCCAAATTGATTCACTGGATGGTTCCGCTACGGAAGTCTGGAGCTTCAAATATGCATGCACTTTAGCTTGATAGAAATTATAATCTTTCCACTGACCCTCTGTATTATCTAATTCAAGCTTCATCGTTTTGCAGACTGTAGCGCCGACTGGAAAACTGCTACTCTCCGCACAATCGGAAAAGTCATTGTTGCCGATCATAATCTCGTTTTCAAGTGTCTTTGTTATTCCGTCAGCAAAGGTGATCTCCACGATTTCAATTACTTGCTCACCATCCTGCAATTTTTCTTTAAAAGTGTTTGATGCATTAATCAAGTGGATTCACCCCCTGCATATTAAATGATATTTCCGAGTAATACTCTCCCACTCGCTTTACATTGTATTGCATTTTTCCAACATAAAATTTTTCTGATCGCCATTCGTTTTTATGTGCTAACCAATGATGCAAAATAAATGGTTTTCCTTTTATAATCGCATTTACCAGATTAGTTGATTTCTCATCAACTGGCACATTGGTGGCTTTATAGCTATATTGCATAACTGTAAAAAGTGGAGTTATTAGTGCAACTCCTTTTTGAGTTCGATTACTTCCCTCCGAATAGGTGGTTTCAAAATTACACTGCATATCCTCATCTGGCTGGGGGATAAGAAGCCCATTTATTTTATATCTATCAGTTATTGATTTGCTTATCGAAAATGCCACGTTCTCACCCCCCTATGCCAGTTCAAACGGATTTGTACCGCTTGCATCACGCCTTAACTTTGCTTCGTCAATCATCTCATCAAATATCGTTCTGCGGTTCAATTGCGCTGTAAATCGGAAGTTACCACTGCTGCCCTGCTGATGCCTTGCAAATGCATCATCAATAATTTCTCGGATAACACCTTCCGGTGCTTCCAGGTTGCGCCCATTCTTCTGATCGCCGAGCACTGCCAGAAACTCTGATCTAGGTGGGATAACTGCGCCACTTGCAAGCATTGGAATCGTCCCTATTGTTGGAATGCTAAAGCCGTTAAAGCCCCACCAGGAGCCTCCGATTCCGGGAATCCAGTTTGGCACTGTTATTCTAAATTTAAGGTTGTTGAGTTTGCTAATTAGTCCATTTACAACTCCCAGAACACTATTAAATCCTCCTATTATTGCATTAATTGGAGTTTTTGCAATGTCTGCCAACCCACTAAATACGTTTGAAAAAATAGTTTTTATACCTTCCCAGGCTTGAGACCAGTCCCCCGAAAAAACGCCGCTGACAAATGTATTTAACCCTTTAAATATTTCTTTAACATCTTTAATCACATCCTTTGCAGATTTGAAAAATCCGTTTAAAACGCCGCCAAATATACCGAATTGCTCCGTCCAATCCGTATTAAAGACACCACTCAACCAAGTCGAAAAAGATGAAAATTTAGACTTAATCGTTTCCCATTTTTGTTTTACGTCATCGCGAAGCGCTTTAAGAGCATTTCCAGCATTTGTTTTTAGCTTTTCGAATGCTTCCACTGCCTCATTTTTCAGTGCTACTGTTTTGTCAACAACCCATTTTTTTAATTTACTGGCAGCTTCTTTTACACTGTCCCAATTTCGCCACAGAAGCACTCCAGCGGCAATTACCGCACCAATTGCAATTGTTACAGGACCACCTAGGGCAGCAACAACAGAACTTAGTGCCCCTAGCAATCCACCGCCTCCAGTAATCAGTCCAACAAAATTCGTTACCGCTGTTACTGCACCGCTAATAATGCTGTGAAGTTCAAACGCTGCGAAAAAACTACCAATCACAATTGTAACGTTCTGAACAAGTTCTTGATTGTTCTGGATCCATGTGCTAAACCTATCCAGTAAATCAGATAAAGTCTGCATGGCAGTAATGACGAGATCACCCGTCCACTGGCCTAATGGCTGCAAAAAATTGTCCCATAGCCAGCCACCCAAAGGTTGAAGAGCTTCAATAACTGAATTTACAACAGTAATCCCACTTGATAGCATTTGTAGAAATGTCGGCACTGCATCTTGAATTGTCCAGGATCCAATTGGCAAAAGAACGTTATTCCAGAACCATTCAAGCCCGGTTCCTATGTTATCTGTTAGTGGCTGTAAATTTTGTAGGAGCGTATTGATCGATGTTAATAGTGGTGTAAAATCAAGGGTTTTAGCCCAATCTGCTGTCGCACCTGTTATTCTTTCAATAGTTCCTAGAATGCTATTTCCAATATCAAATATATTTTGAATAATACTTGTCCCAGTTCCAGCATATTCCCACGCAGTTTTAAATGCCTGTGCCAAATTTCCAATAGTATTGAATAGATTCTGCGCAATCTTTAAAGTCGTAGTTAATGACTTTTCACCGCTTCCATTCGTCCATACTGTGGCGAAACTGCTTCCAATACTTGCAATTAAACTTCCCAAACTCGAAAATGCCGTCTTTGCCGCCGTTATAGTGGCTTTTCCCTCTTTTTTCCAAGCTTCTTGAAATGGCTCCCAAAGTTTTTTTAGCGTATCTGCAAGCTTCTTAGCAGAATCGCTGATTTTATCAAGTTTTGTCTCTCCCTCTGCTAAACTGCCATAATCCACATTGTTTACTGCTCCAGATAATCCTCCAGACGCTCCACCACTTCCGCCAGATGGAGATAGAGTGGACGATGAGTTGCTACCTGTAGATGTGGCTTTGTGTATTTCGTCCAATGAAGAAAGATAATTTTTTGTTTCTTTATTTGCTTTTTTCGTAGCTGTTGCATTATCTTTGTTGGCATCTGCCAATTTCTCTGCATTATCCGCAGCCTGTCCATACTGATCTGCTGTATCTGCAATCACGTTTGTTCCGGCAAGACCTGCTCCACTTCCACTTATCTGACCGGAAGATTTCTTTCCAGTGATGAGCTCTGTGAAGCTTTTGAAAGCATTCGCCAGAGTTGCCAGTTTACCAAGTAAAATATTGATCACTTTCAGAACGGGCGTGAAAATATTAATCAATCCCTGTCCGACTGTTGCCTTGAGAGATTGCAGCTGCAACTGCATCACTCGTACCTGGTTTGCCCAGCTGTCAGAAGTACGGATGAAGTCTCCAGATGCCGCGGACAACTGTTTCTGTACAAAAGCCAAACGGAGAGCTACTTTCTCCTGCTCGGTCATGGCGGATGTGGTTTTGCCATATCCGTTCGCCAGTGCGTACTGGTCTAGTGCCGACTGAGTCATTACCACGCCCAAATCTTTCAATGTCTCGGTTTCGCCAGTGAATACGGATTTCAGTTTGATATATGCCAGATCCTGACCGATGTTATAGAATGATGCCACATCACCAGTCAGCTGTGCCAGAGCCGTTGACATGTCGTAAGCCTGTGCTTCTGAGAATCCGAACGACTTTGACATTGCCCCGAATGTACCAACATACCGCTTTGCTATAGTCTCCGATAGTCCGGCGCTGGTCATAGCATTCTTTGCAAATTCGTTTACCTTGTCAGACATGGTTGTGAATGTAACATCAACCACGTTCTGCACTTCTGCAAGGTCGGAACCAAGTTCTATAGACTCTTTGCCAAACTGAATTAGCTTGCCAACAGCAAATGCAGAACCAACCAAAAAACCAATTCGCTTTACTATCGTTCCTAATCCTTCAAACTGACGGCCTAAAAGATTTACTTTTCGACTTGCGCCGGAAATGTCCATTTTATTAAATGAGTTAGAAACCGTGGTACCTGTTCTTTTTGCCGAATTCCCCATTTTGTCCATAGAGTTTTCGACTTTTTCTGATTTTTGCTGTAAAGATTGAAACGAATCTTCGAGTTTTTCAAATCCATCGTGAAATATGCTATTAATATTTGCATTTATTTCTTTGACCGAGTTTGCTAAATCTTTAAATGCCGCTTGAACTTCTTTGACACCAGACGATATTCCGTCAGTATCTATTCTGGTATCAATAATAATTGAGCCATCAGCAGCCATGTGTCCACCTCCTAACTATTTGAGGTTCAACATCTCATTCAGCTTATCTTTATAAGCTTGCTCCTCATCGCTGAGACGTGTTTTTATATCAATAATGTTCTTATTTTCTTGATAGAATTTCTTTTCCCATTTATCGAGCTTTTCGCCCTTCGCCTTTTTAGAACGGATCCCAACCACTGTATTAAAAAGGCATTCACCGGATTCCATAAAGTATCCAAAGAACGTCCACCAGTGCATGTATGGAACGGCTCTGATTTCTTTACCAGCAACCTTGTTTACAGCCGGAACGATCATATCTCCGTCTTGTTTCCAGTCCATCAAGCGAGGTTTGGGTTTATTCGGACTATTGTCAACTTGACCACAGTCAATAAACTCGCAAGCTTTCCGACAAGCTTCTACAAGATGTTCTGAGGGTATGCTTTGCCAATCCTCGAACAGAATCTGCAACATAACAACTGCTTTTGCCTGTTCGTCTAACTCTGGATCATTCTGTGCAATGAGAATATCAATGATTGCTCGAAAATCCGTTCTAATAGAAAAATCCACCCCACTTATGTTTAGTGAGGTGGGAAGCTCATAGGCGGTCATTTTGTATACTTCTCCGTATACTTATTGACTGCTGCCTGCATTTTCTTTTTCCTCTTTTCGATTTCCGGTGCGATTGCTTCTGCGATTTTATCCAGAACGATATAGGCAAATACCTGTCCGTTTCCAAATACGGTAGTTGCTGTAATTGGCTCTTTAAACAGGTCTTTTGATGCTTCGTAGCCAAGCAGATAGTTGATCTTATCTTCGAGCTGTTTATTTAACTCTGCCATTTCTTTTCCGGAAGTAACTTTCTGAATAGAATCTTTGAATTGTTCAAAATATTCTGTCAGCTCCTCTGCACGTGCTGCTACATTGATATCAGTCGGATTCAGTTTAAAAGAAGAAAAAACTTCATCTTTGTTATTTGTGAATGTGAAAATGAGAATTCCATCATCAATTTTGGTATTAATTACTTTTGCCATTTAGCATATCCTCCTTGCGTATGTGCTTATTCGCTGTCGGCTGTGAATGTACCGGAACTGATATCAAATTTTCCTTTTACACGCTCACCAACGTAGTTCACAGTAAACGGAATCTGATAGCCGGATGTATCACCACCGTAGGAGGTTGGCACAACATAACAATCCTGCTGGTATGCTTCGTACTTGCCTGCTGTGGCTTCTGTCCAGAGATGAACCTCAACTGCTTTTGTTTTGAGGTTATCGTCTTTGAGACGTCCATCTACGATCTTCTGCAATGCTGTGAACAGATCAGAAGTAGTGTCTGCATAGAATGGATCAGCGTCAGAAGAAACTTCGTAGCCGTTGTGTTTGAATGTGGATTCTCCAATAATATTTTTAGATGTTTCGGTATCTGGATTGAGTTCTACATTGTACTCTTCCAGATCTTTTCCAAGACGCTCATATTTCGGTGTAAGTCCTCCACAGAGAGAACCTGCATCGATATAATGAGCCATATATTTACGGTCAATCTTGCCTGTAACTGCCATAGAAATGTCCTTTCTGCCTATAACTTTTAAAAGGCTGTGTAGGTTAGCGACTATCTCCGATTGATAGCCGGTTAGTTGTTATATTTAATTGTCTGGCAGGTGTCGCAGCTCCTGCATCTCTTTTAACCATAACGGCTAAATCACCGCCATGGTGCGTGATTGCAACGAAATTTACCACCTCAGACATGTATTACCATTTTTCCCAGTCATATTCATATTTGACTGTGATCGGGAGCAACCAGTCCTGTACTCCGTTTTCCTGCGGCTCTGTACCGTAGGAATTATCGCGAATGATGCGTTTTATCACTCGCCCTCTGGAAAGCTCTGGAAAAGCGGATAAGCGCGTCTCAGCGCCATCTACTGTGACTGGTTCCCGGCAAATCCACTTGCCAAGGTTGTCCAGAAACTTCTGAACAGATAGCTTCTGGCGCTCCTTTTCGGAAGCTGTGCGATATACCACGATAAACGGATACTGGCACACCTGGTGCATCGTTCCGCATACATCTTCTTTTTCTGAATAGATTAATGCTCCGGTATCCGCAAAGAACGAGATACCGCTATCAGTTCCCAGTTCCTCATATTTGATTGTTTCGTTTTCATACAGTCCAGGATACTGATTCAGTAAAGCTTTCATGGCTTCTGTCAGAATCTCATATCCCTCTGCGTCCTTGCCGATCGGTTTATCCGCCATATTACATCCTACTTTCCTAATATTTCAAAATGTGGTATCAGTGTATATGGTCCGCCCGCACTGGTGACTTTAAAGACATTGTCCTTGTTCTGGTTCATGTATTGATAAAATCCATTTCTGTAATCACCATCAGTTACTATTCCACCAGTCCACTCACCCTCCCAGAAGAACGATTCATCTGAGAATGTGATAGTGTCTTCCAGAGCGTTGTTAATCTGTCTTTTCCACTCTTTAGGCGGTACATATGGGAGAATCTTACCATTCTTGTCAGCAATGGTTTTATCACCATTCTGAACAGTATAATGGATGTGTAACTGTGCGTTGTCTGTTACGTCTGGCCCGTACTTCTTAAGGATTGCCCCCCTGTCCGTAATGAGGTCGACACCGGATAAAACATGAGGATACCAGTACGCATCTCCTGTTGTCGGACTCTCATAATAATTGAAAATCGTCAAAGTTTTTTCGTACATGATACCCTCTCCTTAATTATTCTTTCTGCACTGTCTGCTTAATAACCTGATTTACACCAGTGGCCGACAATCCATTAAACATACCGACTGCAACCGCCGTGATATAATCCGTTGCCGGGAAATCCGGGATGATTCCCATTCCGACCGCTCCGAGGATTCCACCAATAACCGCCATGATTACCGGAATCCATTCATCAGAGATTCTTTTTGATGCTTTACAGCCCATTCCTACGATGTAACAGATCATAACGATTGCTACGCATGAGCCTAATGTTGAAATGTCCATATAATCACTCCTTTATGCTCCAAAATTCAGAGAAAAAGGCTCTCGTAAAGCCTTATATATTTCTCTTTCGATATCATCTTTATATGCCGTTGTGAGGACACCACCGACATTTATAGTCTTTGTTTCTCTCATAAGTGGTTGTGATACTTCTTCTGTAATGCTTGCATCTAAATAGGCTACTCCAACATTTTTACCATTCCAACACTGTTCTTTGTCTGGACAGTTTTCACAGTCTTTTCGCATATCTGAATAAGCCTTTTTATTGCAAATCATACTCACACCCCCGCATATAATACTGGTATTCCATCATCCGTCCTTACTCCCATCAACAGCGGTAAAGCTGTCTTAAGAAGTAAGTCGTTCGTTTTCTGTACGTCCCCGGCGTCGGCATACACTGCACTCCATTCTTTTGCACTTGCCCCAATCTGCTGAGGAGTTGCGTAAGAAATGGATTCACTGCCGGAACTTACAGATGTTACAACGCCTGTCGTGCTACCGCCAGACCCGATTGCAGTTGATGTACCGCTCACAGCGGCATTGGTAGCATTCTTTTCAGCAAGCTCAATCTGATACATTAATTCAGCCAGTGAGCAGACCGCCTTTTTGATGCGCTTCTGTGAGCGTTCATTTTTTGGCAGTCCGTCCACCAACCTGTCAAATGTCATTGTGTCCACAAAACCACTGGCTCTTTCTGCTAATCGTGGAAATTCGGTTTCTGGCACAACTGAACCGAAATATGAAGTTGTGTAAAATTCATAATCTGCATAAGCCATGCCAGTTACCTCCTACTTGATCATCATTTTGCTGTTACAGTCGCGTGTCCGGCGCTCAGTGCCTTATATGTGCTGTCGCATTCAACCACTGTGATTACCTGCCCTGTTGTTGCGGTAATGTCAGCCTCTCCATCCCACGCAGTCCAGTTCTTCACATTCTGGCCATAATCTACAGTAGTCTCAGATGATGCAACTTTGTACTTGTACACATTTCCTGCGCTTGCTTTTTTCGGAGTAATAGTCACTTTTGTGTCTCCACTCTTACTTCCTGCCGCAGAATTTACAGTCAGAGTTCCAAGCGTCTGAGTTGTGTTGATAGTTCCTACGGCAATAGCATCAATGTACTCTGCAAAGAGGGTAAGTCCCATGATTGCGAATGCTTCGGATACTGCTGTGTGGTAGTTGCCCTGCGTATGAAATCCGATCAGATTTGTTTCACCGGATACAGTGTATACAAGACCTGCTCTCGCAAAGTCAGATTCATTCGGGTCAACATAGTAAAGAACGATATTCTCCACAGGTGTAGCAATAACTGTTCCTCTTGGGATCTCACTGTCGGATAACAGGAAGATTGTGTTAAATCCCAGGAAATCTTTCATATACTGGAAACCGAACTGGTTCTGAATAGTGATATCAGCTGCGCCGATATATTCGTACACATCCAGAATGTTGACAAATCCAACAACGCCAGTCACATTTCTGTGCATCTGCTTAAATTTGTTTTCTACACGGCCCTTGGCCATTGCCAGAGCCATCTGGAAAGTAGTTTCCGTGAATGAGAGAGTACCTGTTTTCAGATAGTTATAAAATCTTTCAGTAACATTGGTCTGAAGCTGGAAAAGGAATTCATCATCAGTCATCTGAACAGCGTTCTCATAACCGTGATCCTTGATTGCTTCGATAGATACAGCCTTTGCGTACTTCTCGATAGTCATTTCTGCATAGGGTTTTTCTTTTACAACGAATTTGCTATAAGGGATTTCCTCGCCCTCACCAACATTTCCATTCTGTAATGTACCCTCTGCATATTTTGATTTAAGAACCGCTCCGGGTGTCTTTTTGATTGGACGCATGATACCAAGGATTTCACGTAAGTGTTCCCAGTTTCTTTCGAATCTGGTAACAAAGTCAATCTCACGTGCTGTGACCTGGATATCATTTGTCATAATAAGATTGGATTTTGCTGCCATAAAAAAAGTCCTTTCTACCCATAATTGTTAAGGTATTGGGTTAGCGGCTATACTCTGGTGTATAGTCGGTGTAAAAAATCACTGGAATAACTGGATATTCCGAGCAATTGCAGCCTGTCTCTCGGACGGGTCTTTGATTGCTTCGATATCTTTCTTTGTCATGTTTCCCGGTGTCTGTTGCTGTCCAACATGAGTAGTAAACCTTGCCTGGTTCTGCTGCGCCTGCTGCTGAGATTCATCCACAAAAGCGGATGCGTCAGACTGTTTCATCTGCTCAATCAGATCATTTAATCCGAGAATTTTGCCTTCTTTCAGTTTGAGGCCTGCTTCTTTAATGTCTGCCATAACAGACTTCTTTGCAGCCTCACTGGAAAATTTAACATCAACAAGTGCTGTTTTAAGTGCGTCTGAGAAATCGCGGTCATAGATTTTCGCATTGAATTCTTTCTCTGCGTCCTCCGCTTTTTTCTTCCATCCAGCAAGCTCTGTCTTAATATTCGCCGGGTCGATACCGTCAAAGCCTTTTAAGGTTTCCTCTGCTGTCTCGGCACGTTCTTTCCAGTCATCACGTTCACCCTCGACTTTTGACAGAGTCTTTGCTACTTCTTTAGCATTCTTATAATGCTCAGAGAGTGCTTTCTTCACATCTGCCTGTTTGTCCTCCGGGATCTCGATTCCAAACGATTTAAGTGTGTCAATAAGTTTCTGCATATATATCCTCCTGGTCGTGTTTATTGACCTGCCGCCGCAGGTATGGATTAAGCCAGTTAGACCACTGGCAAGGTAATGGGAAAGATAGGAATTGAACCTATAATGTTTACCACGAGGGAACGGTTTTACAGACCGCCGCAACACCGCCAATCGTTGCCGCTTTCCCATAACCCGGATTCCCGGGTTAGCAAGGTATTTATCGTGTTATGCCTGCCACTATCCGACTTTCGCGGAAATTTTGTTTAATTTAAGAGGAGGTGTTACCGTCCGTCACGACGATAAATGAATATGTCGGAAATTGCACCCGCTTTTCAACCTCCAGATTCCGCTCAAATCTGTTTCTATTAAGGACATATTCACAAAGAAAGGAGGACATGAAACGAAAAAGAAAGCAAAAAACTTCTAATCAGCAAGCCCTACAAGGTTCACCATGCCTTGCAAGATTATAGTATCACATTTTTTTTAAAAAGTTGTCCCCACATTTGCAAGAGTCAAAGCATACTTCTCAGTTTTTCAACGTATCTTTTAACAAGATCACGCTCTTCCCGGCACTCTGCGTCCTTGGACATATCGCTCATTTCTGTAGTAAGTTCGTCAAGATGTTCTTCCAGAGCGGCAAGCATCTTCCTCTTGCAGTCCTCAGACTTTCCAGAACGATAATTCTGTTTCTGTGTCATATAGTCACTGTAAGTGTCTCGTCCATCAGATCGGCTATAATTTCCTCTTCCGGTTCCGTAGTCGCGACTTTCATCACCGTAAGAGGTGCCACGATCATAATCTGGGTACATCATTCTTCCATCACTGCGGCTGTATCTCCCCATGCCGCCACGTTTTCTTCCGCGCTCGCTGTAATCGTCATTGTATCCGCTACGCATTTCATCAAGGACGGCGTTGTAATACTCCACCTTTTTGTCCCAGTACTGCGTATTTTTTATATCTTTGTACATATCAATCAACTTGTATGTCATTTCCAAGTTTCCAGTGGTCAGCCCACTATCTGCGATTTTGGACAGTTCGTCTTCAATTCTTGCACATAAGTCTTTAATATCTCTCATAACTGCACCTCCTACGCTTCTCTAGTCACGACAATATTTGCGTTCGCAACAGAAACAGCCTGATCGCTTGTGTTCTCTACTGCAACATTAACGCAACATCCACGAGGTACATCAATATAGATGCCAGAGGACACATTATTGTACTGGTCTACTGCTGCCGGTGTGGAAATCATCTGAGAAGAAAGAACCGGCTCACCAGAGATTGCAATAGCCAGAGAAATAGCTCCGACAGTACCGCCTGTTGGAATTGCGATATTACCAGAAAAATCCACAAAGAATCTCGCTTTGCACTGATTAGTCAGTCCTCTTAGAGTTATAATTCCACTTCCCTCTCTGTGTTGAATACAGTTAGAGCCTTTAACTGCTGTGTTTGAAAATACTACATTCCCTTTTGCTGCTACGGTCTGAGCAGCTACATTTGTAAATTCTGCCATAAAAATACTCCTTTCATATCACAAAAGGGCAGGTTTTTGGCCTGCCCCTATGTGTAATACGGCATAAGCCGACATAATCATAAAGATTAAGATACTATTATTTACTTTTTAAATATTCCGGTATGCTCATTCTTGGAAGCTGATGTTTCCCTACGGACTCTTTTCCGAAAAGGCATTCTTCCGGTGTCCATCCCGCTCGATACCTATAACTAAGAACTTCTTTTCCAACGCCAAGTTCTTTTGACCACTGTGACAATGTTTGCTTTTTTCCGCCATATTCAATAAATGAATTATTACGCTTATTGTTCGCCTGTTCTTCCATCGGTATCCATTTACAATTTGATGGTTCATAATTCCCATTTACGTCTATTCTTTCAAGTGTAAGTCCCTCGGAATATCCGTTTAAATACGCCCATTCTTTAAAGCTCCAAAAATCAAGCCATTCATCACACATTTTTATTCCTCTTCCGCCATAATTTTTATAGCTGGGAGTATTTTTATTGTAACATCTTGATTTTATGGAACTCCACTTTTTATAAAACTTCCCTGTAGACTCTCCATGACAAGACCTTGTTTTTTTTGCATAATAGCTTCTAAGACATCCACAAGAAGTACTTGTACCTCTTTCAAGATTATATTGATAGCATTCAACATATTTTCCACATTCGCAGCGGCAAAGCCATAATGTGTTTCTATTTTTTTTGCCTACTATTTTTACAACCTTTAAATTTCCAAATACCATACCTGTTAAGTCTTTGGCTTTGTGCCTACAGCCGCAACTCGTTATATGTCCGTTTCTTAAACCTTTTCCGCTTTTTACTACGATTTTCCCACAATCACACTTACATTTCCAAGAATGATAACCTTTTTCACTCTTTCCTGCGTATTCCAACACTGTAAGCATGCCAAATTTTTCACCAGATAAATCTTTTATTGCCATGTACCTAACCTCCTTCTTTTTTTATATTATATCAGAAATTAGGTACATAAACAATTCTAATTTTTCTGTCAAAAAAATTAACAATTACAATTTCCATTACATCCGCATCCAGAATATGGATATGGAGCCGGGACTACGTAGGATGGCACAGGCATAGGATTTATCCTACGAATCAGTTCTGCTGTCTGCGCTTCCTGGTTTGCCGCAATGTAAGCATTCTGTGCGGACTGAGAAGCCGACAGTTTAAGTGCCTGATTCTCTGCTCTAAGGTCTGCTGTCTCTTTCTGGCAAAGATAATCAAGAATGGCACGGGTGTTGCTGTTCTGATTGTCCAGAATATCTCTGGTGTTGTTGTTCATTGAGTTCTGGATTGCACAAGTACTGGTAGCCATATCGTATCTGATCTGCGCCTGTCCCGCTCTGTTGTCGCAGCAACACTGAGCTAACTGAGACTGCAATGCGTTTGTATTCTGCATATTTGCTACAGTGTCAGCATTAATTGCCTGCTGGATGCCGAAACCAGTCTGCATGATGTTTGTGTTGATTCCGTTAAATCCGGTAAGCATACCATTATTCATGGCATAGAAGCCATCACACAGGCCACTATTGATTCCGTCAAGCTTGCTGATCACAGCGGAATTATCAAATCCTCTCTGGATATCCGCCTGAGTAGCTGCTGTGGCTACATATCCGCCGCCGTTTCCATTGTTGCCCCAGCCGTTGTTTCCCCATCCGAAGAAAGCAAAAATGAATAAAACAATAATCCACCAGCTACCATCTCCACCAAACATGCCGTCATTATTTCTACCGTTTCCAGTAGCAGCGGCAATATCTGCTAAGCTATAATTTCCATCCATAGTTATAATCTCCTTTTTTGTATTTACATCAATCTGGCCAGATTGTAATGTACTATTTCATTCCTTTCAACATGTGCTGGAATTGTCCTGCCATCTGTTGAACTTGATTGAGCTGCTGTTGAGAAATCTTTCCAGACTGCAACATTTTCTCGACTTCTGCTTTCGGATCTCCCTTAAAATTCTGTTTAAACTGCATAAACTGCTGCACCATCTGCATTGGTCCGTTTCCCTGCGGCATCCCGCCGCCAAGTGCGTTAAATAATGGATTACTCATCTGCATTTCCTCCATTGATTGCTGATTCCTGTACGGTATTAGCTCTAACAGGTTCAGAAAAAGAATTTAATCTATTTGCTATAGCGTCGAATTTGGCTTTTAAATCGTCGTATTCCTTTCTGGTGACGTATTTACTGTCCATACTCTGAATAGACTGTTTAGGGGGCATCTTAGAACCTACCTCATGATACTCAAACGTCCGTAATGGCTGCGGCATACCGGAAACGTCTGTGGATTTTATAAAGAATTTTTCTGATTCTGAATCCATCAGTAAAACACTTGTCCCGGGTGCTACCAGATAGGATTTTGCGCCGACTTCTCCAGACACCCACAGGATTCCATTGTTATTCTGCTGGGGTTGCTGTACTGGTTGAGCCGGCATCTGGACAGGCTGTTGCTGGAACTGGTTCATCTGCCCAGGAACGCCAAAGCTATATTGATAAGGATTGTTATATAATGCCATCTTATACACCGCCTTTCTGATTATATTTTTGCATAAAAAAAGAACCGGAAACAGGTCGTTTCTGGCTCTAATTAGTATCCAAAAAGTATCAGCACACTTTGATTATTTTATTATTTACTCTCCGACTTAATCTCTTTGCTGTTGATATACTCACGTTCATCTGTTCAGCGCAGTATTCAAGAGTGCGCTCCTGGCATCTCAACCGGGACAGTCTTTCTTCGTCCGGTGTGAAATTACACTCTATCAAGAACCTGTCTATATCTTTCTTTGTGAACACATATAATTTCATGAGCATACCCCTTATCAATGCTAACGTTGATTCTGTGCAAGATACTCCGTGAGCTTCTGCTTTGTTTTTTTTAATTCCTCAACATTATTTCCACTAATCTGACTATCCAGCATGGTTGATAGCACTTCCAGAATCAATGAATCACGTTCCGCAATCCTCTGAAGACTCTCGTAATCTCGCTTATCATGTTCTTCCAGTGTCTCCACTCGCTTATTAAGCCTGAATGCCGGATCAATCCATTTAAAAATAACAGCTGCTGCCCCTCCAATAATTGATACCCCTCCACAAATTGAAAGAAAAAATTGGATAAATTCCTGTATGCTCATTTTTATAAGCTCCTTTCCCAGTAATATACCGGGACCTCATTACCGCTATCCCATGTATCATAATATTTGCCGTCTTGTACCGTCACCACATGGCCATCTATGCAAAGAATGTATGTACCAGTAGGATGATCTGCGCAGAAATCATTGACTGTATAAATATACCTCTCTGACTGTTCCACAAGCTTTCTGTGATATCCATGCCTTGCCAAATATGATCCCCATACATAATTAGCGCTT